CATTTTCTCCTGCTTTTTTAACGGCGTTTACAGCCGCCTTGAGATCGCGCTCCTTAAAGGTCAGGGGTCCGCGTGCCATTATCATTACCCTCTGGGTCCAAACGTTTACGTAGGCGCTCGCGTCTTTCGGCAATGTTCGTCACCACCCGCACGCGCAGATTTTCCGCGTCCTGCACCTCCTTCATGGTGCGGTGCCCGCGAAACGGCAGGCCCCCGGTCGCCGCTCGCGCGGGCGGTCCTTCCCAGTAGCGCATCACGCCGTCTCCGCTACGAGCTGGTCGAGGATGCGCGAGCCGGTGATCGTCGGCACGCTCTCGCTCGGCCCCGAGATGATGAATTTCTCCTGGCCGGTGACCGAGGGCGGGAAGATGGCGAACCCGTCGACCTGATTGCGCCGGATCAGCGCCGGCTGACCGCTGGCGTCGATAAAAGCAAGGAGCGCGGGGTCGTGCCACGCCTCGGGGAAGCCGGGGTCGACCCAGACCTGCAGACACGCCAGCTCCTGGCTCTCGCCAGTGTCCTTGTTGTTCACCCGGATCATGTCGGGCGGCGCGTCGATCACGTAATGGCTGCGGTCAGGGCGCTTGAGCGCCTCTGTGGTCGGCCGGGTCAGCCATTGGCACGACCACAGCCCGCACGACATCGGGAAGCCTCTATCGTACTTGCGGTAGACGCGGCAGCCGGTGTTCCGCTGAAACTGACAGCGCGTGTTGGCCGGTTTGTCCAGCTCGCGCACCGGCAACAGCCGGCAGCACAGCGTGCAGGCGCCGCACTTGCGCTTCATGCCATCTCTCCCTCTGCTTCGAGCACCGATTTGGGCACGCCGACAGCGTTGGCGACCCAGCCGAGGACATCGTCCATCGAGCGGTTAAAATCTTCGCGACCCATCGCCTTGTAGCTCTGGCTCTGCGCTGTCCATACGCGCACGACGTGTTGGTCGAGGCTGATGATGGCGTAGCTGTCAAACGGCTCGATAAAGGCAGCCAGCCGCTCGGCTTCTTTGGTGCTGCCGGCGACATAGGTGCGCTCGTCATGCCAGCCAGTGCGGATCAGCCCAAACTTGCGCAGATGCTCGGGGCTCGGGTAGGTCGTCATCAGCGTCTCGGGCAGCGAATGCCACGCCGCATTCAGTGCCGCGAAATAGGCGCGGTGGCGCGCGTGGCTGCGCTCGTGGTGCGCCTCCAGCAGGTAGCGCCCGTCGACAAAGAATTGCGCGCTCGCGGCGTCGGGGCGCATCGGCACCATCACAGCGCCGTTCCAGCGGTACCACAGGGGGTCTGGCATCAGGAGAGCCTATCGATGCGGTTGCGGGTCTCCGCGTCGCCCAGCCAGCGCCAGGGGCGGTCCTGATGGGCGTGGATATAGAATGCCGCGCGGGCATGATCGAGGCTGGCGCCGTTCTCGGCCGCCGCCTTCTTGCACGCCGGCCACAGGATGCGGACGTCGAGCCAGCGCAAGTAGGCGAAGTGGAAGCTGTAGAGCGCGTGCAGGAGCTTCATGCCACCAGCCCCACGGTAGTGACGATGTCAGCCAGATCGGCGTTAAACGCCTCGACCTCGGCCGCCAGCCGGCGGATGTAATCCTCGTCGCGCTCGACCCGGCGCACGCAGAGCGGCAGACCGGGCCAGTAGCACACGACATCGGCCCAGGCGCGCCGCGTCACCCAGAGCCCGCCCTGCACCTGCGCCATGTGCTCGGGCAGCACGTCGCCCCTCAAAAGCGCCTCGACGAGCAGCGCCGGCAACTTCGTTTTAATCTCGAGCAGCCCGTCGTCGCTCAGCAGCGCGTCTGGGCTGCAGCCGACGCCACCGGCGAGCCCCAGGTCGCGACAGAACCCGACCAGCTCGGGCTCGATGTCGTGCAAGAACGCGTAGGCCTCGCGCGCTTCGGCCTCCAGCGCCTTGCCGCGCTCCATGTGCCGGTTGTTGTAGGTCTCGGCCGGCTCGCCCGTCAGGCGCTCGCCGGCTAGCCGCAGCATGTAAGCGCGGCGCACCTTCCCCTGTCCTTTTGCCAGCACCGCGGCGAACTCGCTCGCCGTGACCAGCCCGCAGCGGCATTCGTGCCACTCGCGGGAGCCCTGAACTATGTCTGACAGGATCTCGAGCGTGTCAGCCTGGGGGTTCTGACGCTCCTTTGCCATGGGTCGCCTCCCCATCTCGGATGATCTTTTGCTGCAGCAGCCGCTCGGCCGCGCGGAACCGGCGCGCCGGGAGCTGGTTGAGGCTGACGATCTTGAGATGCTGACAGAAGCGCGACACATCGGCGCCCGAGCGGTCGATCAGCGCGTTGAGCGCCTCGAGCTGCCCGTCGCTGACATAGGCGCTGCCACCGGCTTGCCCGTCGTCGTCGCTGCCGCGGCTGGTCAGGTTTAGCAACGCTCGCGCCGTGTAGCGCTGACCGTAGCTGACGCTCGAACCATAGGCCTGCACGGTGTTCTTGTTGCCGGTAGTGTCGAGCGGCAGCGCGAGCGTCGTCTCTTCGACGTGCCCAGCGCGGTGCGACAGCTTGCCGGTGACGGCGATCTGCCCCGGCTCCTGCCTGATGCTGAACGACAGCGCAAACCCGTACTCGGCCAGCACCGGCTTGATCGCCTCGGTGACGTCTTCCCACTTCGCGTATTTGCTCTGCACCTCGCCGGCCTTGTCGAGGATGCCACCGTGCTCCTCGATCTCGGGCAAATGCGGCTGCATCTCGGCGAGCGCCTTGGTGTAGGCGACGCGCGCCTCCTCGCCCTTCACACGTTCGTAAAGGCCGATCAGCCGTTCGAGCTTGCCAACGTCGGCTGTGGGGTCGGCGCTGACGCTCGCGATAATGCCCAGCAACGTAGGCTCGCCCGGCGCCGCAACGGCAACCTGCTTTGTCGCCTCGACGATCTGCTGATCGGTCATGAGGCGATCCACGCGATGACAAGCATCAGCGCCAACACGGCGCCCCAGATGCACAGCACGCCTAGCGCAGGGCGGTGCCGGCGCCCGGTGCTGTGGATGTTTTGCAGTAGATTAGCATGTCCGGCAATTCGCGACATTGGCGATCTCCCGGCTGGGGAACGCTATGTTGCGACCCCCCACCGGGCGCGGTCAAGCACCGTTTTACGAACGTGCGGCAAACCGTGAGCGCGCCAGATCTAAAATTTGCGCCAAGACCTCTTGCTGTTGTTCGCGCACGAGGCAACGCCACGCCGCAAGCAGCAAACGTTCGTTCAGATCCATGGCGGTATCTTCGACCTTTACCCGCGCTATCGGCGCCACCGCGGGCTGCTCGGGCATCTCCTTGACCTCGTCCGCGAGGCGGGCGATGTCCTTCCTGTATTGCTCCGCCACGCGCCGCAAATGGTTCCACCCGGTGCGCGACCGGCCCAGCTCGACATTGCTGAGGTGAGGCCGCGACATGCCTACGGCGGCTGCCACTGTCTCTTGTGACATCTTGAGTTCGCGTCGGATCTGGCCGAGGCGCTGACCCACCTTTTTCCGGAGGTCGGCGTTGTCCTCAAGTTCCAGATCGAAGGTCGATGTCTCGAGTAACTGCTGGTTGATCATAGCCCCGCTCATCTCCCTATTTTTGACAATGTGCTCCGCACCCCTTGACCGTCCCAAACGTTTGGACGAACAATGTTGGCATGACAATCGACGAAATTGCCGCAGTGGCTGCCGTCTACTTGTCCACTGAGGAAAAAACCTTCGGAGCGATCAACGCCCTGGCAGAAGTAGCCGGGGTGCATCACAGCACGGTGTGCGGCTGGAAGCGGACCAAGGAGCAGCGCATCCCGACGTGGCACGCGCGCAAAATTGCCAAAGTGCTGCGCATCCCGCTCCACCTCATCCGCCCCGACGTTTGGGCACCACCGGCTCCTCGTCGCAGTCACGCTGTCGTGAAGCGTGAACTAATTAGCGCAGATTGACAAGACTTTTGGTTGTGTTCGCCAACATACACAGCTCGCTTTAGTAATCTATCGGTAATAAACGCAACCTGGGAGGGGGGCATGGCACGAGCGTTCGCTGACGTGTTGCGCGAGTTGAGCGGCGGTGAGTTTTACGAACAAGCGACGAACAAGCTGGCCGAAGTGGTTGAAGGCGTTACTCTTCACCGTAAGCCGGGCGAATTTTCGATCACTCTGAAGATCGCCCCCAACGGGGACGCGGTGATCGTCTCCGAGACGATCAAAGCGAAGGTTCCGGAAGCGGCGCGTGGTTCGACCGTCTTCTTCGTGACAAGCGGTGGCGCGCTCGTGCGTCAAGACCCGCGGCAGCAGGATCTGCCGCTCAGAACCGTTGCTGCAGCCACCCCTTCCAGCGGGGAGGCAAGCAATGGCTGACCCACGCAGCAGCATTGCCGATGCGCTCGAAGCCGGCATGGTGGCTGGCGAAGCCAAGAGCACGGGCGGTCTCGGCGATATCCCTTACGCCATCGTTCCGGAGGGTGCCCAGCTTCAGAGCCTTGAGCACCTATTGCCGGTTCCGGCACGCACCCGGGCCGAGCCGGTCTTCCATACCGTCGAGGCGTTCATTGCTTACGTCAACCGCTTCAAAGTCGACGCCGACGACGAGACCGCAACGACGGCGATCTTTGGCGATCCCGAGCGCCTGACGCTGCACGCGGTGCTTGACTATCACGCGCCCGGTGCACCGGCATGGCGTGGTCACCATGCCCGCTATACCGCTCCAAAGTCGGTCGAGTGGACGTTGTGGCGCTCGCACAGCGGCAAGGTGCACCAGCAAGTCGATTTCGCCCAGCTCCTCGAGGACAATCTGGTGGACATCGTCAATCCGCCGGGCGCCGACATCTTGGAGTGCTGCCGCAACCTGCGGGCGCACAAAGACGTCCAGTTTGTCAGTGCGATTGACACCACGACCGGGTCGCGCCAATTCACCTACAACCAAGAGATCACCGGGCAAGCGTCACGGCGCGAAAACCTCAGCATGCCCAAAGAGTTCAACCTCGGCATTCCGGTGTTGCTCGGTGGTGACGCTTACGCCGTCGTGGCGCGGCTGCGCTTCCGCATCAAAGAGGGTCAACTGGTTCTTTGGTACGATTTATATCGGCCGGAATATATCGAGCGCGACGCCTTTAAGGACGTGTGTGAGCGCATCAAAACCGAGACTGAGATCGAGGTCTGGCTCGGAGCAGACTAGTGGAAGCGAAGCGGCGCAATCGCCAAATCGAGCGGGCCTTACAGCGTGAGGTGATGCTGCGGTTGAGGCATGCGCCGCTCGACGCCATGGTCATCGGCTCGGCGAACGGAATTTATATCCCGGCGCGCACCCCAGCCGAGCGCGAAATGGCCCGGCGGATCGTCTACCAGCTCAAATTGGACGGTGCCATAAACCCCGGCGCTGCCGACCTGACGGTGCTGTGGGGTGACGGTTGCGGCTGCATCGAACTGAAGCGGCCCGAAACCAAAGATTTGCTCAGCAAGGCGCGCCGCGGCGAGCTGTCGGACGCGCAACGCGAGTGGCGCATGCGGTGCTTTGAACACCGCATCAGACACGCGGTCTGCGAGAACTGGGCCGACGTGCGCGACACGCTCATCGCCTGGGGTCGCTTGCCGGCCGGGTGGCGTGAGCCCGAAGCGCGGATGTCGGGACGGGCAGCGTGAGATGGCGGACGATGACACCTTCCTGTGTGCCATCGAGCAGTACCTGTACTGGCGGGAGATCGGCCTAAGCCATAGCGAGATGCTGGTTGCGGTCGGGCTCGTCTACGGCGCCACGCTGATGCATTCCCCGCAAGAGGTCGTCGCCATGCTTGGCGAGACGTTGCGGCTTGCCCGGCGCGAGCAGCCCCATCGGAGGGCGGCATGACCCCGCACGAGGCGGGTCGGATTGGCTTGTGGTCGGTGGCCGGCCTGCGCGCTGCTGAGGCCGGCCTGCTCAGCACGGCGCTGGCGCTCATGGTCAAGCACGACGGGCCGATTTCGCGCGAGGAACTGCGCGAGTGGGCGCACCCCTCCGACCGGGCAGCATTCCCGCGCCGCCTGCGCAGTCTGGTCCGCAAAGGGAAATTGCAAGTCAGCGATGACGGCCTGCTGACCGCCAACCCGATGGTCATCGAGGCGTTTGCCATCGTCATGTTGGGGGCGCCCTTTGATGACGCCCCTTAAGCCGCCCGTCCCGCCCGACACCGACGTGCGGCGGTTCCCCGCCATGATGCTGGAAATCGAGCGGCTGCAGGACAGTGCGCTGATCGACACGACCACCGGCGACGAGTTTAAAGCAGCGGTGTTGCTGTGGTGTAAGGCATGGCGACAGGTACCTGCCGGATCGCTACCCAATGACGACCGGCAGCTCTCGCGCTGGAGCGGCTACGGCGAGCGCTGGGGCGAAATTCGCACAGGTGCATTACACGGCTTTGTCCTGTGCGACGACGGGCGATTTTACCACCCGGTGATCTGTGAAAAAGCGTTGGAGGCACTGGCCTGGAGCGCCGAGCGGTCTACGCGCGCTCGGGCAGCGGCCGCTAAGCGTTGGGAACATAAGCAAAAATTGAATAATGCCCGAGCAATGCCCGAGCAATGCCCGAGCAATGCCAATGCAATGCAATGCTATGCAGAACAAGAAAGAGAAAGAGAAATAGAAGGTAATATCGTAGGAACTAAAGTTCCTACTCCCTCAAGCCGCGCCTTGAGGACGAAAGAACTCAATCAGGAATTTGCCGAGGTCTGGCTGCTCTACCCGCGTCATGTCGGCAAGGGAGCGGCGCAGAAGGCCTACCACAAAGCTCGCCAGTCAACCGACGCCGAGACGCTGCGCGAGGCTGTCGAGCAGTTCGCGCTCGCTCGGGCTGGCGAGGATCAACAGTTCACGCCGCACATGAGCACTTGGCTCAACGCACAACGCTGGCTCGACGACGACAAGGGAGGAGTAATCGATCATGGCTACCCCGGTCCCATTGGTCCCAAGCCCACCATCGAGGAAGTATTCGGACAACGACCCTAGGTCGATTGCTTGGGGTGAGATCAAAACCGAAGCAGATCGCTGGCTGTGGCATGCCGAAGACTATGCGTTTAGGCGCTGCATGATTGGCGATTACACCACGGTCTCGCCGTGCGATCCCGAAGGCAGGTTTTTTGACCAGGGGATGGTCGATGTTGCGGTGAAACGCTACCGCCGCTGGCAAGCCCGCCGGCGGATTTTAGGCCCGATTGGCTAGGAGGCAAACCATGGCTAAGACGACCGCATACAACGCCCGCAAAGCGCTGGATCGCTGGGCGGTCACGCGCGGCCATTGCGCCAATTTCGATACCTACCTCGCCACCGGCGGGAGCTTCCTGGCGGCGCTCGACGATCTCGTGGCGCAGCGCGAGCAGATCGAGCTGTGCCTCGGGTTTATCCGCACCCTGCACCCGGCGCGGATCATGACCGGCAAAGCCGACGCGAGCGATCTGCCGGTGGTCAATACCTCCGCGCCGCTCGCCGAGGCCGAGCAACACGGCGAGGTCGACGCCCACAACGCTGCCATCCAGGGAGCGGAGGGTTGAGTGCGCCAGCGTCCGCAGGCGCCCCCACGGCTGAGCGCATGGCACGCGGCCAATTCGTCGAGGGTCCAGCCATTGGCACCGACCACGAAGCGGCCCAGGCCGGCGCCCGGATGTGGCGCAGCGTCAGCACCCTCGAGAGGCTGCGCCGCGATGGATCGATCACCCCGCGGCAAGCCGATGCCGGGGCTCAGCTCCGCAGCGACTTCGAGCTTGGGCTCTGCGGTGCCAGAAATGCCGCAGCAGGCCACAGCGCCGCGTCTACCGGCTGGTCCTACACGCTCGCCCAGCTCGACGCCATCCGGCAATGGAACTTGGCGCTAAAGGCATTGGGCACGCGTCTCGAGGCGATTGTGCGGCCGATAGCCGTAGGATTTCCGGCCGGCGGCGAGATCACCATCATCGATCTCGCCCGCGCCACCGGGACCAACCGGCAGGAGATCGCCGGGCAGCTCAAAATTGGCCTCGACATCCTGGCCGACCATTACGGATTGCCACCGTGAGCGAGGAAGAGCGCGCCTGGGTGCGCCACATGGTCGAGGCGGTCATGAACGGCGCACTGCCGGCGCCCCCGTTTAAGGCGCCGGTCAACCTTACCTGCCGCCATGGCCGGTTTTGCTCGGTCGCCAGCCCATGCCGTTGCGCGAGATCCCCCCGGAGTTCCCCCGATGAGCAAGAAAAAGGACGACACCCCCGATTTGTTTGATGCCCTCGCCGACCGTGACGAAGCGCTCAAAAAAGTTGCCGAACCCGAGGAAGAAAGCGGCTGGATGGAGCGGGCCCTCAGCCTGCTCCCCGAGGTCTTCCACGGCGGTTATGGCGAGCTGATCGCCGAGGACATCAAGGACCGTCTGGTGCCGCTGATCGGCCCGCCGCACCACGGCAACGTGTGGGGTGCGTTCACCAACCGGGCGATCCGCGCCAGGATCATCCAACCCACCGGCAAACATCGCCACATGCACGGGCCAAAGAGCCATGCCCGGCAATCCCCGGTGTACTGCCTGATAAAAAGACGCCCCGAGGACTGGCCTCGAGGCGACAGGGGGGACTTTGGATCAACCGCCAGGACCATAGCGCAAGCCATTGATGTTGACGAGTGAAACAGGCGAGCCCATGATCGTGCTAATCGGCGATAGCCGCCACCGCCTCGTCCTCGAGGTATCCCCATGAAATCACGCGCAAAATCCCGCTCTAGCGGGCTCTTTCCGCATACCCGCGCCCGGGGCAACACAAACCAGTTTGGCGGCGCCGCCGGCAACAGCACCGGCAACACCAAGCCCGGGCCGTCTGATGACGGCTACAAGCTGGGGATGCTCACCGAGCGCGAAAGCCCGCCCGCGGGTGGTCAGAAAATCATGTCCAAGCTCGCCAGCCGGCCCGAGCCCGATGCGCGCAACATGGCCGGCTCCGGTGGCCTCGCCTGGGACAGCTCGATGGCGTCAATCGACATCGGCGGCGATAGGCCGATGAAGCGCGGAGGGCGTTAGCCATGGCTCGCCTCAGCCTCGCCAAGCGCTCGAGAATGCCGGCCAGCAAATTTGCCGGCCCGGGCAAATCCTTTCCGATCAACGATCCGACCCACGCGCGCCTTGCGATCAGCGGCGCCACCCGGTCGGAGAATGCCGGCAACATCAGCGCCAGCATGGCGAACAGCATCAAGGCCGCGGCGCGCGACAAGCTCGCCGGCAATACCGGCAACCCGACGAACAACAGCCCACCGCTGCGTGGCGCCGGCCCGCGACCCAAAGACAACACAAACCCGCCAGG